GATCAAATGGTTCCCAACCAAGATCTTTTAGTTGTTCATCTGACATTTTACCAGAGTAATACAACCACTTATTCTTCCTTACTATATTTAGATCCGATTCTAACTTCTTCAAAATCAGTTTTTCGTCCAACATAATAGACAAATACTTATTATGAATTTGTGGTGTGCGAAGACTTTCAACATCCAGAGAGGATGGATCAATCTTCATATCTTGTTCAGCCATAGTTCGAATTTCACTTAGTTTAATTGACATGCTTAGATTATATCACATAATCGGCAGAAATCAAGCGGCAGTTATACCTTCTATTTCATAATGAGTATACGAGAATGTAGCAGATGCGACAATGGCATCTACAGAAGGAAGAGTTGAATCGAAATCTATTCCCGTTAATGATATTGGAAATAAATTGTAAAAATTAACTTTTATTATTGGTTTATATGCACTATTGAATACAGTTAAAAGTGCAGAGGATACTTTCTGATGCTCCTTTAAAACATCGGAATATGCATTCGTGTCGTTGGATAAATCACGAATCCAATTGTATATTTCCAACCAATTTTTCATTTCTTCATCGACTACAAATCCAACTGCCAAATCACCAAATACATGTCTAGTTCCTGGTCTTTTTATATCAATTGCAGTTGGATTTGATTGAATACTTATACCCATCGACAATTCTGGTATATTTGCTCTTTGACAAAAATATGTGAAGGTAGGACATCTATTAATTAAAAATAGAAACTTATTATTGGTTAGTTTATTTCTGTTTTCTGGTTGATATGGATTCTTTAATAAGATATCTCCAGGCAATTGATTTAACAAATCAACAGGTAAATTTCCAAGATATTCTAATATGTTATTTGACATATAAGTATGTATAAAAAAACAGGGAGGGGTTTTGCCCCTCCCTGCTACTGAACCTTATTCAGTCTTTGTTATCAGGCGATATATCCACCAGTCTGTCCGTGGAGATTATCAACGCGGAATAGACGGTAGTAAACATTGCTGTCTGAGTCTAGTCCATCAGTACCGGTCTGATTTGCCCATGAGGTACGACCCTTAGCGAATGGATTTGCAACCATTCCGTAACGAGTCTTGAAGCCAATCTTGGGTTGGAAGGTATCCTGATTTACTGCACGAACCATCTGTAGTGGAACATATGGGCAGTAGAAGAATCCTGCGTCATAAGGAGTTGAACCCTTATAACCAACGCAAACGAAGTTCTGGTTGGTGTTGACGAATGGATCGATGTAAACCTTCATCTTACCGGCAAGAATACCAGCGAAGACATTACCAGTGTCGTCAACATTTAGGTTGGCGGTCATGGCAGGAGCAAGGTTTAGGAAACCACCCATTGCTAGGGCGCTTGCAACATCTGCAGAGCAGATGATGAAGTTACCCTTGCCTCTACGGGTTTGCTTGGCGATAACATTTGCTTCACGCTCAATCTGGAACATTAGACCGCGGAATCTTTCTGCACTCCAACGACCATCTGAGTCGTTTAGAATGTCGTAGATACCACCAGTACCGCTTGAGTAGTTAGCAAGGTCTGGTTGCTTGCAACCGGTCTTTGCAACATGGTACATTGCACGGATAATTTCGCGGTTAATTTCGTTGAGGATTTCGGTGCTAAGAATATTAGCAAGTTCTGCCTCAGCGTCAAGTCCGTGAACGGCCTTGAGGTCTTGTGCGAGTTCGGTGGTGTACTCTGCCTTTAGTGCTCTGGTCTTTGCTTCCACGGCAACACGCTCAATGCTGAATGCCATTTGCTGGAATGATGGAGAACCAGTGCCGAGGTTTTCTGCATTTGCAGTCGAGAAACCACGGAAGGTTGAAAGTGGGTCATTCGCACCAGATCGAGTTGGCCACTTAGCACCAGTTGGAGCACCATTAAGATTCAACCAAGTACCGCCTTCTAGTGGTGAGAATCCGAAGGTAATACCAGAAGTTGAACCTGAAGCACCAGAGAATGCTGGGAATGGTTCATCGAAGTGTGATTCAAACCCGTCTTGTGAGTCGTACTTGCTACGCATTGCAAAGATAAGTCCGGTTGGAGCAGTCATTGGCTGCACACCGCAAATATCATATGCAACAACATTAGGCATTGCACGACGAACTAGTGAGATTAGAATCGGGTCATAACCTGCTAGTGAGGTGTTGGTTGCGGAAGAAACAGTTGGAACTGAGAATGCACCACCCATTGCGTTGACTGGGGCTTCAGTTAAATACTGTTCTCTCATTGCATTCTTCTGATTTTCTAGAAGAACTGCAGTGACTCTCTTCTTGTGAATATCATTAATTTCTTCGAGTTCCTTGTGATCTAGCACAGGACTCCACTTTTCTACTAAAGTATCATACGGGGTTGTCGAATTAAAATCCATCTCTATTTCTCCTTTGTATAGTTTATTTATTACTTTGCTGTTTTACGATTTGTCAACTTAAGCTGGTTGCTGATGCTATGGATATACGCATCCATCATAGGATCCGCACCAGCTGGTTTTCTATTTACATCTGTGGTTTCTTCGGTTAAAAGTGATCCAGTGTATTCTGGAGAACCTTCAGTTCCGAAATATGATTCTTTTAGAAGTTCAATTTTTTCACGATATTGATCTACACTATTGAATTCAATATTTTCTGAAAGTTTTGCTAGTTTCTCAATTTGAGTATCAGCAAGACCTCTGCTCATTTCAACAAACGATTCGGCACACTCATGAGCAAGAACCTTATTCTTTAGATCAATATTTTCCTTTAGTGTATGATTTAATTGTTCTTCAAGATCTGAATTTGATGCAAATAGATCATCTAAAACATCATATTTTTCTTGTGGCACATCAATGAAACTATTTTCAAATAGTTCTTTGAGTCCCATCATAAAGTTTTCTGCAATTTCAGTTCTGAATCCACTTTCAACTGCAAGTTTATTTTCCTGCATCCACTCTTCAACAACATATGAAAGATATTCATCCATATGATTAGTTAATGCTTCAGTAATTGATTCGATGTTTTCTTCAATTACTTCCTTGCTTGCTTCAAGAATTGATTGTTCAATTAGTGAAACTTTTTCTGAAAGTGCTGCTTCAAAAATGACTTTGAATTTTTCAACAAATTCAGGAGTTGCATCAGTTGATTCAAATAGTGCGTTTAAAGTATCTGAAATATCAACTTCTAGTTGTTCCATTTCTGATTCTTCATTAATGCTGTCATCTGCATCATCTGATTCGTCCTGTCCACCAGTTGGTTGACCACCACCTGGTTTTAGTGAAGCCATATTAGCGGCCGCTGCATTAAAAGCTCTTGCACCATCGAGAGTGCCTAGTTTTGCACCTCGACCCGATCCATCGTTATATAAATTTGTATCTTCGTATTCTGACACTTTGACCTCCGTTTTTTAATATTTAGTAATATCTATTTTTTGACAATATAAACGACTGTACACACCTCAGATATTTCTTAGGAAATGGTTAAAAAGACTTAAAGCTCTTTCCTCTAATTTTCGTTTTGGTGTTTTTTTGAGTTTATTGTGGTATTCTGAAATTTGTTGTTCTTTCAAAATGCCGTTATCCCAAATCCATTCCTTACCTTCCATAATTCCATTAACAAATGCACCAGGCGCAGATGGATCTGCAACAATATCAATTGCAGAAAGAGTAAAATCTTTTTGAACGATATTTACGCCATTAATTTTCTGCAACGATCCCATTCCTCTTGAAGAAACACCAAGGCAAGCACCTTCGTCAATTAAATTTTTCACAATAGCACCCATTGGAGTTTCTGTGAGGATTTTTGCTTTACCGATAAAATCATTACCGCTTTTCTTCATTTCAGTTATCATGTGACAAACTTTATCAAGATTTACGGTAGGACTTGTTGGGTGGTTTAATTCACCCATGGCTCTGTTTTTTATAATGTAATTATTAGTGTATCTTCCAATTTCTTCTGAAAGAATAGAAAGGGGATACATTCTACCGTTACGATTAACAGTTTCTGCTTGAAGCATTATTCCTTCTATAAAATAGGACTTTTTGCCGTCCTCACGAGCTTCAATTAGAGGTTTTACATCCTCAGTATGCTCTGTGATTAATTTCATTATTAATTACCCCTGTTAATTGCTGCTGCTATTGCTGCTCTTCGTTTTGCTAGATATGCATCGCTATCGTCTTCTTCTCCATCATTATTAATATCATCATCTTCGTCACCAACTGGATCTAGTTGCTCTTCTTCTGCTAATAGTTCATATTCTTTGATGACTTCTTCTGCTATAAATTCAATTTCTTCTTGTGTTAACTGCTTTCCTTCTTGCTCTTGAATGTAATCTACTAGATCGGAAATTGTGCTATAGAGTTCATATTGAAACTGTTCATTCATTTCTTCTTCGGATGAATCATTTTCTGCATCAGATTCTTCATCATCTTTATCATCTTCGTCCTCTGAATCTTCAGAATCATCCTCTTCATCTTCCTCTTCATCGTCCTTTTCGTCCTCTTTCTTCTCATTAAAAACTGTTGGAGCATATTCCATTAGTTTTTCTTCTAAAGCTTTTCCAAGTTTAGCATATAGATTGTCTTCAATTAACTGCTTTGCTTTCACGATTTCTTCATTTATCATTAAAGTTATTGCATTCTTGAGTTCGGTGTTCATATAATTCTCCTCTTATTATTTATGTATTTATATTTTATTGTTCTTCTGGGGGTGGTTCTTCGCCTTCTACCCCTTGTTCTTGTTGCTGCATCATCTGTTGTTCAAGCGCGGCCGCCTGTTCATTTTGCATTTGTTGGTTAATTTCTTGAATTTCTTCGTCTGTCTGCTTAAGAATATTCTTTCTTAACCATTCATTTGAATAAAATTGACCAACATAATTTGCCATTATATTCAACATATCTACTTTTTCTCTTAAAATTTCATTTTCCTTTAAATCACTAAAGAATGAATCTTTATTCCAAACAAAGTAAATATCCTGATTAATCTTTGACCAATCGGATTCGGTCATAATTCCTTTTAGTAAAACTTGCTTCTTTAAAAGATCCACAAACAATAAAGAGAACCGTTTTCTTAGTTTTTCTATAAATTTAAAGAAAAGAACTTCATCTCTGGTTATTTCTGTAGAACGACCAAGACTAAACCCGGTGGTGGTTTCCATGCGACTAATAGGAACATTTAGTGCTCTATAGACTTTCTTTAGAAGGTAATCTACATCTTCCAATTGTCCTAGGTTTTGACCACCTTCTAGGGTTGCAACTTCAGTTCCTCTGTTACCTTCTCGTCTTGGAATCCAATAGTCCTCAAGCATGGACATGTGATTTCTTTCGTCTTTGATTTCACCTGTTCTGCTATCGTAGGTTATTTTATTTCTATACTTATTCATTAAAGAGGCAATATATTGTTCTGCCTTTTGTTTTGGAAGATTACCAACATCAACATAGAATATTCTTCTATCTGGTGCTCTTGACATTCTATAAATTACAATTGCATCTTCTATTTGACGCAACATATTAACAGGACGAATTGCTTTATGAACATATCCGACAACTCGTTTTGTCGTGCTATCTACTATACCACTATGCAGATACGAAATAGAATCTACTGCAATTTTAATACCTTGAGATGTTGTTGGTGTTAACGAATCTGTGTCTAGATCGGTATAAATGAAAAACTCATCAATCTTTTTAACAACTGCAACTGATCCGGTATTTGCGGTTTTAATTTCCTTTTCTACTTTACGAATCTTTTTGATCTTTGTTGGGTCTATTCCTCTTAGTTCTATTATGCCTTTTTGAGGTTGTTCTAGATCTATAATAACATGAAAATATAATTTAGAATCGATATACCATCGTCTAAAAATTTCATCTCCTTTGTTATTAAAATCTAATAGTTTTTTAATGTATTTGAATTCAGTTTGTAATTTAGATTTAATATTTTCCGATAAAAAGGTAATATTATCCAAATTCATCTGAACTGCTTCATTTTCATCATTAAAAACAACTGCATCGTTTACTATGTCTTGAATCGCCTTATCTACTTCCGGATAAAGTGCCATAGAACGATATTGTTGAATTAGTGTATTTTCTTCAGTTAATGAACCACCAAAATCAAAATAACTACTAAGAATTCCACCGGTTTCAATTACATATGTACCATCATAATCTTCTGGTGAAATGAATGAGGGTTGGGTCTTAGGAACCTCAACCCCCTCCATTTCATCAGTTTTTTTCTTACCAAAAGAAAAACCAAAATAATCGCTTAATGCCATAATTTAAACTTTCTATTACTTTCTATTACCGACGAGGTGCGAGCTCAGATTGCTGTCCAGATGATTGTGCTAAATCTGCACCAGTTGTTTGAGCACGACCATCGGCACCAACATAATCCCAGTAATCATATGCAAATGTTACTGGAAACTCACTAAATTGGTCAACATTATCGTAACTAAGTTGCAATTCACCAACATCGATTGGGAAGCAGTTGTATAGTTTAACTCTCTTGCCCCAAGATGATTGGTTATTGTGATTTGTTGGACCTTGTCCACCCTGCAAATCATTCCATGCAATGACTGCATCAGAAACTATATTATATCTAATATCATGTGTTTCTGCAGTATTCATTGCTTCTATCCATTTCATCATTAGGTTACGAATGTCGCTGTTCCCTCCAGCATTTTCATCATATAACTGAATAGTCCAGTCAGCAAAAGTTCTTTCTCCTGAAAATTTGATAACTCTGCCCATCCAAGGTACAGGAATCACACCAATTGACGCAGTTGGTAATGCAGTTGCCTTTCCATAAAGATCTAATCTTAGAGCACTACCATTTCCTACCTCAGAGGGTAAATCTAGTTGAATAGCAAATCTATTATTTCTAGTTCCTCTGAATTGTGATCTAAAGTCATTAATTCCAATTGCCATATTTTTCTCTCCTTCTTATAGTAATATCTATGCTGTTTATGCACCAGTTGTTAAATCATCATTTAGATTTTTATTAGTGAATGTGATTCTTACATAGTTGATTGCTATGGTTGGTTTAACTAAGATATCGGCAACAAAGATTCTTGCTTGTACTAATTCAGGTGGATTATTTGTTTCGTCGCATATAATTCTGAAATCTGTGATACCTCTTTGACCTTTGACTGTATTTAAAACAGTGCTGGCAGCAAGAACGAATCGTGATCTAGTAATTGCATCATTGATTTCGAATAGAATGCTTCTTGCAATTGGATTAATTACTTTTCTTAGATAGATGAACAATCTAGAAACATTAATTCTAGAAAGAGTAGAGGTGTCTGCTTGACCAGTTTTATCACCGAAAAGAAGTGTTCCTTCACCGGGGAATGTTACTACTGGATTGATGCCTGCATCAAAAAGAGTGTCTTGTTGTGTAACTGATGGATTTTCTAGCAAACGAACAACATTTAGAATTCTTCCTCTTACTCTACCGGCAGGAGAGAACCAAGGGAATGAATCTCTATCGCATCTAGTTATGCACCCAGCAACATCTGGGGTTAGATTTGTTAGAATTAGTTTAGTCGCATCCAATGCGCCTTGACCAACACCATTTAGGTGATATTTTGATCCGGCAACATTTACAAAGAATTCATTTTCAGTACCAGTAACTTTAGATGTGTCAGTTACACTTCTATGAACAACTCCAAGTGCAGGAACTTCGCTTATTGCTTTAGCATCTGTTAGATTGATTAAGTCTTG